TACGATATAGTTAATGATTTATTTTCCCTATAATAGAAGGAAAAGTTTTTTAAAGAAATTTGCATTTTGTTGTTGACCTTTAGAAAACAATACTGTAAAGTAAGAGACAGATAAGCGAGACACAAACAACTAAATAAAAGGAGCGTGCCGAACATGAATAACGAAGGCATTAAACGTTTTAAAGCTGCTGCACAGGTCGGTGAGGTAATAAGCATCTGCACTATAGAACAACAGCAAAAATACCGCTATCATGGTGCAATACTTTCCATTAATGAACATGCGGTGGTAATAGCCGATGAGTTAGCAGGCGGAACGGTTACAACAACCGTAGCATATAAGCATTTTTACTGGCATTCATTAGAAGGGATGGCAAACAATGAAAACTAAACTAATCAAATTCATTACTCATATAACATATACATTCTTCTCTCAGCGTCAACAGAAGGATGTAAAACACTACTTAGAAACAATAGTTATAGAATACCTATTAATAACTAAAGAAGCTAATACAGGTCGTCTAAGCGACTTTAAACAGGCATTAGGCTTAGAGCGTTTCCACCTCATCGGGTGGAAGGTTGCAACAACAAAAAAAGATTTTAAAACTTGTTGTTGACTTTACGAAAACAATCATGGTAAGATGGTTTTAAGAAATACAGCAGCACAAAATGCTCATTGATAACTGAATAAGAAACCTTTTCTCTCCTGCTCCTAGCGGTTGGATAACTGCCACAATGGACGGATACGAAACGGAAAGTAGGAACGTTGTGAAACGCCCGAAAAGCCCGTGAGTCGAACGAAAAGACAGTGAGAGTTAAAAGGTATAATGTTTTGTTTAATCCCTGCTTATAAGCTATTGTTTGTAAGTAGTGGTGAAACAAAAATAACAAATGAAAAGGGGTCATTTAAATGGCTAAACAATATACTTTCAATAACTTAATCAATGGTAGAGAGTACGACCATGAAAATTATGAGTGGGTTGACACTCCATTAAATGAGCGTCACGAAGCTTTACACCAGTTCAAAACTTTCCTACTTGGATACACTCGTGAGGGAAGCAAACCAAACATCGCAATTTATAACATGGACGTTGTAAGATGTCTTCCAAAAACATGCGGGATATTCGACCGCCTTATCATTGGTGAGCGTGGCGTGGAATATATAGCGGGTCAATGCTACACCGATGAAATTGCTACAATCAAACAAATTATCGTAAAAGAATGTTACTAGGGGGAAAATGACAATGAAAAAAACATATGAAATTCAAGTATTCAATTTAGAAACTGGTAAAAATGACACGGTGTTTTACAACGCTACAGAGGGCGTTAATAACCAAACATGGCAGGACACTAAGAACGAACTGTATAACCACGACAGACAAGAAGCGTTAATTGTTGAAACGGTGGCGGGTGTTGTTGGTCAAGAGCTTGCTTGGAAATATGAATTAGAATTACGCAATGATGGTGACTTGTACCGTGAGATGACCTTGAAACAATTGTTCGATAAGAATTACATGATTGACTATATCATTCAAAACTATTAAGGGCGGGGGGCTTGTCCCCTCTGCTACTAACCAAATAAAATAATAGGAGCGTGTACAATATGGAAATGATTAGAGTTGCTGAATTTGAAGGGGCTAAAGCTACATTGAATGTATTACAAGGGGTTAAAAGATTAGTGGCGAACGAGTCATACACAAACGAAGCTATAGCAGCGGTGGAAAGACTATTGGAAGAGAACGAAGAGAAGGAGCTCTTTGACATCCTTATCGAGCATGGAACGAAGGTTATAGCAGGCTATACAATTTCTAACAATCACGGGTTTTCTATCATCTATCTAGACAGTGATAGAGCTATCATTCAAGACGGGGAATACTATGCACTATGCGAGATAGACGAAGCAGGGGAACATATCATTTATGATAGTTTTGAAATACCGCTTAATGAATGCATGAGAGTCTAGGGGGTGCATGGTATGAATACAACTGTATATAAATTAGGCGTTGAGTTCTTGGAAACCGATGCAGACCAGGAGACGTTGCAAGAGGTTATTAATAAGCTCACAGCGGAGCACGGGGACGCTTACGACCTGGACGAAGTAGGGGACGCTCTGAATGCACTGGGGCACTTCTCAAGGTATATAGAGGTTAACGAAAATATTAAAAACTATACTCAAGATTAGGAGCGTGTACAAAATGGAAAAACAATTGGTTGAATTACTAGAAAAGTTTATGGAAGAGTTAGGGGACGCAACCGACTTCATGGATACATTTTCCAAATACCCCGATGAGAGTTACGGGGAAGAAGGCTATGAGCGTGTACAAAACAAGTACGATTTAATAGAGCAGGCGAAAAAGGTTCTATCAGAGTTAGAAGGCTAAATTGTTTCATGTGAAACATTATTAAAAAAACTATTAGGAGCGTGTCTATTATGTCAATCACATTTCAAGGTAACGAGCAAATCAAAGGAAACTATGAGGGGAAAGAATACGACTTCGATAGATACAATTTTGAAATTAGAACGCCTATGAGTCACCAGGATTGGAGCATTGTAGTTGATTTCCTAAACGAAGATATAGAAGGCGATGCAGTACGATACGGGACGTGGGATGACCTGGTAATCGAAGAATGTTTAATGTGTCTAGCAACGTTGGAGCCGCACCAAATCAAAAGAGAGTTCTCTCACATGCTAACACCTGCAAACTATTCACAACTAGGCACTAAGGCACCACAAGAAGCCCCACAAGCGGCACCGATGGAAGAGCCACAAGAAGAAACGGAAAGACAGTTATACAACGAAGCAGGGGAACCAATTGAAAGCGTGGCAGAGGGTGAGCTTCCCTATACTGAAAGTGGGGATATCCTGGTATTAGATGACATGGTAAGTGACACGCCTTTAAACAATGAGCAACTAGGCGTAAAATTTATTAGAAAATATCAACACCCAACAGAGGGATGGAAGGCATATGAATTCCAAACAAACGATTTCCTTTACTTCGAAGGCTACGAAAACGGAGGGTCACTATTCCGCTTAGAAATGGGCGTAAATATCAGAGGGGAAGAATATACATCGGTTAACGTGGCATACAGTGAAGATTATACAGTAATGGAGGAAGTGACATATGCGTTTGATATTGAGTCACTAATACAAATTATGGAAGCTACTACAGATATCTATGACGAACAGGAAGAGTTCGAAAACTCACTAGACGAAGAGGGGGAAGACTACTAATGAAAGAGTTTGGGCGGGGGTCGCTAAAGGTTCTAGTTTGCGGGGTTGGGTTATACGGTGTGCTTGTACTCTACTCACATTTAATAGTATTGGGGATGAGATAATGTATAGTATTAGGGTCTATTGTATGCACCCACGGAAAGGGCTACAGGTGAGGTATATAACGTTTGATACCTATACCATGTCAACCGACTGTATGGACGTTCTACAGGGGCAGGAGAGCCCCGAGTTTACAAGCGAAATGTATTTGGAAAGTGGCACGTTAACAAAGGATATACTAGGCGAGTTAGTGAATGATAGGTCTATTGAATGCCCTGCACTGGTTAACTATTTAAATAAAACGATATAGGAGCGTGTGAGATATGGAACGATTAACATTAGATGAGTGGAAGAACGTATTCAGCAACCTAGCAGCAGAGGGGGCAGAGGTCGAGGTGGTTTGGCTTGAGAGTACCGATGAATGGGTATTATGTCATGAGTCAGAACTATTCGAGGATGGATACACGGGTGAACTAGAAGCCCAACAACGATTGGAAGATGTATACAGACAACTGGCAGAGAGTCAAGAGTTTAAAGAATATGATAATGCAAGCTATGACCGCTATCAAAGAGAGATGAAAGATGCGGGACACAAGCCGACCGACTTCTAAAATGAGGTGGGTCTTTTTTTCTGTTTGTCAATGATTATTTTTCGACACCATTCGACAGACCCCACCCCGTGCCATTTTTTACCATAAATCGACATCACCCCCACCCAGGGGTCTACCCCAGGCTCAAATTTTCCCAAAAAATTTTTTAGGGTGAAATATTGAGGTATCTTAAACGGGGATCATGCGTCCTACAATAAGCCCGATCATGGAGCCCCATAGGATGCCCCTATATAGCCCCAATCATGAAGCCCCATGAAAAGCCCCTATAGGAAGCCCCCTAGTAGGCTCACATAAGGAGCTCACATAGGATGTACCGACTAGAAGCCCCTAGCGCCCCGTGTAAGCCCCATACGAAGCCACACATGCAAATACATGATAAGCACCACTAGAGAGCGACAGGAAGCAAAATGAGAGCCCAGTATGAGCCACAACGATCACAAAATAATACCCAAAAATTTTAAAGGAGTACTACCTTAGCATCTTATTATTTATATAATACAATATAGTTGAAAGTAGTGGACAAAAGAAAAAGCCCCCAGGAGGGAGCTATGATCTTACTCGTCATCGTCTATTGCTACTACATGCGGTTCATTGATGTTTCCGTAGAAAACATTGCCTTGTACAACATGCTTGTGCATATCCCACTCGTCTATCGTTACGGTGTGGTCTACACTGTGCGGGCGTAGTTCCATGTCAACTGCTAGTGCTTGCTTGATCGCATCTTGTTCGTTAACTGGGTTTTCTATCTCCACTAACAACTTTGCTACGATCGGTACCGCTACTGTATATGTCTTACCCATTACTTTTCCTCCTTGAACATTTCGAATAGTTCTGTGTATACTTTCTGATTACCCTGGATGATGTGAGCACTCATATTGTTTGGTAGGATCGGTTTAGTAAACTCCCCTTCCTTCTTGAAAGCGGCTAACACATTCGATAGGCGGTTATACTGGTTCATTTCCACATACCATAACTTCTTCGTCTTCGGAGCTAAACGTTCTAGCTGCTTAACCATAGGTTGATTATCTGACTGTAGGTTATCCCCATCCGATAGGAGCAGTACGTAAACATCATGTCCGTCTTCGTAGTCATAATCGTCTGCCATAGTGTTAAGCATTTTTACAGCAGGAGAGACTAATGTACCGCCATCTGCACCTTTAACGAAACATTCTTCAAATGGAACTTCTACTCCACCGTCTTTATTAAATGTGACATAACGTGCATATACTGTTGAGTTATGTTTAACTTCTAACATTAGCTTCGTCCAGTGCGCTACACATTGAGCTATGTAAGATTCCCATGCACCCATAGAACCTGTACTATCTTTTGCAACCAGGAGAATAGGTTGAGTTTCAGGACGTTCCGTAACTGGTTTAGGTGGAAGGAGACCTACTACTTCAGCTAGACGTTTCGTTGTTTCTCGGTGCATCTGTAGTTCACCTTGCGTAGGGTGAGCGTTTCGGATTATCTTTTCAGATACCAGGGCTTGTACTAAAGACATACGCTCGTCTTCTTCCTGTTTAGCTTTTACCTTCTCAGGGTCAACTGTATACGTGACCGTTTCAGGTTCATTACTGTTATTAAGCGAATCCTCTACCATAAGACCTAAGTTGTTATCAAGTTCACCTTTAATTACTACTCCTGCACCAGTAAACGTTGCGCCTGATCGTGATTCTAATTGTTTAATTTTCGTTTCTAACGTCTCAATCTTGTCCAGTAACGTATCATTAGCTGTAATCAGTTCCTTAATGATCTCGTATACTTCACCTTTAGCTTCCTTGTGTGCTGCGTTCATTGCTTGCATTGCCTTATGTAACCTTTGAATTTTACTCATTTGTTTCTTCCTCCCATTTGAACGGTTTTGTTCTTTTTTCAAACCATCTATCTAATAGTGACTCTTCTTTAAGGTGTAACGTCATGAGCGTTGCTCCGTCAGCGTATCCGCTATATACTGAACATAGATAATACTGCACCCCACGTCCGTCTTGTGGGGGTACGAATAAAATAGCTAAGTTTACAGAATCGGAACCCTCTGTGAGTTTGAACTCGTCACCTACTCCGTATTTTGCATCCACGATTAATCGTCCTCTCGGTTCTTAAATGTCTCTTTGTACCATTCGTTCACTTTTTTAACCTGGTACCTTAAGTTATAAATCATAAATGGCAGCCACCCTACTATAATCAGGAATGCATACAAAGGGAATAGAGCAAATCCTCCCCACGGGTCATTAAATATAACATACAACCATAGTGCTACACCAATAGCTAAGTAAACTGCGATCGCTCCTACAATCCACCAAATCATATCTCTTTACCTGTTGCTGCTTTGTACATCTGTGTTGCAACCATCATAGCGTAGTTCGCAACATGGGATGCTTCTCTAACAGCAGCTATTGGAAGTGAATCGATCGCTAAACCTAGATGCCTGACATTATCTTCAAAACAAACTGCTTTACGTTCCATCTTATCTTGTAAGAAGCGAGGGTCGCAAGCATACCAACTTTTCTTAAAATCATTCTTCTTAAGTTCTTCTTCCATCTTTGCAGCAAACCAGGCTACAGCAGGTCGAACCTCTGCTAAAGGATTCGGCTCTACAACTTCACGCATAAATATACACTCACCGCTTGATATGGTTATGAACTGCCATCTTTCTTTACCTAGCTCGTTTAGCTTGTCTGCATCTAACGTACCGTGGTAATGGGGATCAGATAGCTTCTGAACAAGTACCTTTTTGTATTCGTATTGCTTATTTTCCATGCTTATCCTCCTTCCAACTCGAACCTTTGGTACGGTGGATGTTAAAGGCAGCTCTAGGAGAAAACCCCATTTTAACGAGTTTCTTAATATTTTTGTACCCTTCTTCACCGTAGAAGGTAGATATCGTCCATGCATCTTGTTCTTTGAATCCTAATTCTTGTACCTTCTTACCAATATCATTTAGTTCAAATTTTGCATCCCTAATGGTAATAGAACCTTCGAACGGATTGGCAACAAGCCTGCTTTTCCCTTTACCTGAATAGGCAACGACAGTTTCTATTTCTCCCACCTTAGCCATAACACCATTTGGCATCTTAAAATACATTGTTATATCTGATCCACTTGGTTGCTTACCTAGCATTCTTCTTACCTCCTCGTTTCGGGAATGACCAAAACAACTCCGCATGACCGCAATCGTGGCACCACTTGATGAGTTTACCTGTCACATTCTCGTGAGGGCACATACTCATTAGACGATTCTCTGCGTGAAGGATATTTTTATCTAGTACCTCTAATTCAAACATCCGTTTACGCTTTTCAGCGTACATCTTATCAATGACTTCTTTAGCTTTGTCAATGTCCATCATTCTTGCTCCTCTTCAGAGTTTACAAATATCTGTTCAGGTTTATCAGGTACTGTGAACGGGAACACTACAGGAACAAAGCTTTCTCTATTTGTATACCAGGTTTTCCCTCCATCATCTGTAAAGGTCTTCCCGTGAATATAATACGCAGTAGAATTGTCCGTACCTTTTCTGAACACAGCAGAGCATCGAATGTTTTGTTGTGTGTCGTCACTTGAAAAGTAAGATGGCTTCCATTCATCTTCTTCTCCTGTTAAAGGCGTAATAGGTTTCCAGTCTAACAGACGTTGAATAAGGTTTAATGCGTATGATGCAGAGAACCCGCTATGACCTTGTGCAGAGAAAACCTTAACGATTTCAAGTACATCATTATTAATGCGTTCTTGCATTTCTTTCCCGTCACCTTCAGGTACTAACTGATCTAACTCTTTTTTAGCCCAATCTACTAATTTGCTCATTTCACTTTCCCCTTTCAAATTCCTTATATCTTGGTTTCTTACATCTTAAGCACTCATGTTTAACCTTTTCCCTATTAAAAATCCAGTGGTGACCTAAGAAGAAACACTTAATCTTAGGATTTAATCTTAAGTCACCTACAGAAGTTTTCATCGAATAGTATCCAGGTCACGTCTTTTAGCTAACAGACGGTTCCAATCATTCGAGTAAACACTATCTCGACCAATAAGTTCTGAACCAAATTCTTCGTGCTTATCGCTCCAACCGAATTGTGCAAATTCGACCATTTCATCGAACATTTTCTTATCAGATTTATTCTTAGGTACTTTCTTCTCAGGGAATAAGCCACAATAGTAATAACGGATTAAGCCTTCTTTATCCGTACCTTCCATTCGACTTAAGCTATGAAGTAAATACTTCTTCAATTTACGCTCTGTTTGTGTTAGTCCGATTGTATGTTCATACTCTAGGTGAGACAATACTTTCTTCTTTTCCTTCGGAGGTTCACCTAGTTCCGCAGCAATATTACGTTCAGGGATTTCTTTTCCTTCTAACTGACGAAGCACCTTACGTTCTCGTCTAATAATTAAGCGTCCGTAGTAATTTACCTTACGGTTTTGTAAGTGGATAGACACGATGATAACTCTTTTACCATCACTTAAAATGATATTGTAATCATCTGTATCCATATCATAGTTCTGCATATTTCGGATAGATACATAAGTCAAGGCTTCCTGTAGGATACTATTCGGGAATTTATCCTGGCGTTGCTCAACCACTCGTAATGAGTCTGTATCGATTGCAACTACAGGTACAACATCGATATTCTCTATTTCATCGTCCTTGCCCCACTCGTGAAACTCCGCTACGGTAATTCCGTCTGTTACATTACTATACTCCCAACGTACACCTACATTTTCATGATACATACAATACACTCCCTCATTTTAATTTTTTTCGGTACACCTTAAAGATGTAATCAAACCCCTTATCTTCTACACCATCTCGGCTGTAGCATTCACGATAGTCTTCCATTGGAAATTCAGGGAAGAACTTGTCCGCTTCGAACTCAGCGTCAATCTCCGTAAGATACAATCTGTTTGCAAATGGCAGAAACTGCTTGTATACGCTTTCTCCGCCAATAACCATTATTTCTCTGTACTTCTTGAACTCACTTAGCACTGACTCAATATTCGGCAGAACGATTACGGATGGATCAGGGTTATAACTTGCATCCCTGGTTAAAACGACATTTATGCGGTTCGGTAATGGTTTACCTATACTCTCGTATGTAGCTCTACCCATAATTACAGGCTTGTTGTATGTATGTTCTTTAAACCATTCGAAGTCCTCTTTGATGTGCCATAGCAGCTTATTGTCAAGACCTATTTCATTGTTTTTACCTTTTGCTGCTATCATTGATATTTCCATCTGTAAACATCCTCTCAGTTGCTTGTATTTAGTATATATCCGTTGCTGTACATTAGTCAACAACTTTTTAATAAAATATAGAAAAAGAACTAGACATTATAGTCTAGTCCTCTGTGAACCTGCATATTATATAGGTTCACCTTGTTCCCAAAGACGTGCGCCTTCTTTCTTATCGACCAGTACTGGTATGCCTTTCTCGTCTACTGCAAGGAAATAAGCGTCTTCAGTTTTAAAGATAACTTCTCCGCTCTTTAACTTACGTGTACCATATTTGATTCTACTCAGTTTCCACGACTTGTATCTCATTACAAGATACGGTATAACGATTGGTAGTGTGAAGGCAAAGTATAGAAATAGCACATATGCGATCCATTTAGCCATTCTACTGTTCCCCTTTCAAATAGGTCATAACCTCATCAAACTGGGCATATAATGTCTCTAACGAACCGTTGTTATACAGCACAAAATGGACAGGAGCTTCAGCTACATACTTCTCTGACTCGTGGCTTAGGTCTTCTAAAGAGAACTTATCCCCTTCTGCCTTAGCACGCTCTATCCGTACGTCTTGTGATGCTTCCACTCTAATGAGCGTATAACCTTCTTTGTAACAGCGTTCGAACTCATTTGGTTGTCGTGCGTCTGTAATAAGGGGCATAAACTCCACTTGGTCACCCAGGATGTTGTAGCTCTTAGCCGCTCGTCTTACACGTTCTATTTTATAGAAGCACTTGTTAATCCAGTAATCCTCACCGTAAATAAAGCGCATAAGCTGCCCATATAGCTGATAGCCTTTACGTGGCTTAGGATTCATCGGTACGTGCGGAAACTCCGCATGGAACATTTCTTTTAAATCATCTGCGAAAGCAAAAGGAACGAAACCACCGTAGTTCTTCTCAGCGTACTTCTGTAACGTAGTCTTACCTGATCTAAGTTCACCTGTAATAGCGATCTTGATTTCTCTGACCATGTTTTTATCCTTATCCGTGTATTTCATGGACTCACTTCTCCTCTTCTTTTAGTCCGACCGAGACCTTGCCTTTAATAACTGGGTGAGCTTCGTAACCGATAAGTTCAAAGTCTTCTAGCGTATAGTCCTCGATATTCTCATGAACTGTCTTCACTTTAAGTGTTGGTAATGGCTTAGGTTCACGAGTCATTTGTAGCTCTAACTGCTCCACATGGTTGTTATAAATATGCACGTCACCGCATGAGTATACAAGCTCTCCGACCGCTAGACCTGTCATTTTTGCAACGATATGTACTAACAATGCGTAGCTTGCAATGTTAAATGGTAACCCCAGGAATACGTCATTTGACCGCATCGTGAACATACAGCTTAGTTTACCTTCTGCTACATAGAACTGGAATACGTAATGACATGGTGGTAATGCTACTTTACCGATCACCGATGGGTTAAATGCAAGTACCAATAGTCGTCTTGAATCAGGGTCTACTTTAATCTGCTCAATAACATTCTTTAACTGGTCAATACCTTCGTTGTTCCAGTTACGCCACTGTGCCCCGTAAATAGCTCCCAGGTCGAATCCAAACTCTTTAATACAGTCGAAGAACTCTTTCTTCGGTAGCGGTCGTCCTAATTCTTTATACCAACGATAAGCGTCATCATCCCAAATGTGAACGTTCTTATCTAGTAAGTCTTTTACGTTCGTACTTCCACTGATAAACCATAGCAATTCTTCCGCAATTACTCGGAATGGGAGTTTTTTAGTTGTTAGCATCGGAAATCCTTTAGATAAATCAAAGCGCATCTGTTCTCCAAATAGGGATCGTGTCCCTGTTCCAGTGCGATCACCTTTGTAATTACCCTCTTCCAGGACTTTCTTTGCTAATGCTAGGTACTGCGGGTCTACGTTGTTGTCAATTGTCATCTGTATCTTCTCCTCTAACCGATTGTTGCCACTCTGCTATCCAGGACGGTATAAACACGTCCTCTTTCACTTCTAAATGTGCAGTTATGATTTTACATCTAAAGCAGTACATATGCTTAATGTGGTCTTTTTCTTTAAGCCTGCTTTTCTTCCTGTATATTTTCATTATATTGTCACAGCATGTACACTGTAAATATGTGGAAGATGTTCTTGTCTTGCTTCCTGAAGCCATATCACCCACCTCCTGCTTCTGCCATAAGTTATGTTATATCTTCATTATAACACACTCTAAATTCACTATGATGTAGTGGAGATGAAATATACACTAGTTAGTGGACTAAAGTGTCTCTGCGACACCTAACTTATGACGTTTAGCGAATATATGCAACGCTTCTCTCTCATTTTTAGTTATATTGCGGTTAGCAAAACCTTTAGCCTGGACAACATTAAAGTCCCTGATCTCGACAGAAACTAAAGGCTTGTCCAGTTCGTCTTTATTACGCAGGAACACGATCTGCGATGTACCTTTGTTAACTTTTCTAACGTAACTTGCGATACAGTGATGCAGCTCGTTACCTTCCGCTACAACCTCCGCAGCATCCTTTGGCACGATTATTTTGTAATCACCTAATCGACCTGTTTCTAATACACGGTAGTTGTCCGCAGCTTTAGCAAACTCTTCTACTGCTACAGGGTCTTTCATAACGTTGTAATTTCTAGCAACGATATCATGGTACGTTTTTAAGTATCTAGGGTACTTATGGAAACTTGTGTTACCCATATCTACGTTCATGTTGTAATAATCTCTGTATGTAACAAAAGCACTAGCATAATCTAGCCCTTGCATGTTATAGCAGTCGAACAGTAGGTACTCAATAAGTTTATACGTATTTGAGTGGTTATGCTTGAAAACAAATCCGAAGAATGAACCGTCTGCGTATCGCCCTATTTTCGACTCTTTAACTCGGTTAGCTAGAAGGAAATCATTTATAGTTTCGTTATTCAGAAACACATTTAAGCGATCGTCCATTTGGAACACTTCTTGCAAGTCTTCAATCTGCTTGGTATACCCTCTGTAAATGTCCATAGCGTTCTGTGTTAAGAAAGAAGCATGATCTGCCAATCCATACAGTCTGTCCGCATTATTTGTAAATGTTCGCAGGAACTTATACTGGGATTTCGTTAATCCAAACATTTGATGAATTTTGTTAATTCCGTTTGCTGCTGCGGCTTTTACCATACCACGAAGGGCAGAGTTCTTTTTGATGTCGTTAATATCTAGACCTGCTTTATATAATAGCTCTAACTTGCTGTATTCCTTGATAAGGCGTACAAGAGAGCGGGATGTCATCGTTACCTTCTCTTCGCCAATCTTACCCATGATGTTTACCATCTTCTCGTACATACCTTTGTTTTCAGGTACTGAAATCTCTTCCAGGAACTTTTTAGCTCCTGCTGAACTATAGAAGTCGTTAGAGCTGCTGTACCCGTAAAGTAAATTACGAGGAACAATTAAATCTAGGTTAGGTAGGCTAAACTTAACTTCTCTACCATTCCGAAGGATGTAATACTTGTTGTTGCGTAGATCATATAACATCTCTGTTAAAACAGGTTTTTCAACTTTTCGTACTACTTTCGTATATGTTGCATAGAAATGAAATGAGTAAGCTGTTTTCTCAATCATGAAATAAGTTACGTGCCCGATTTCAAATGATGGTGCAAGTTCACCTGATTCGATTTTGTCTAGCACGGTTGTAAAATCTTCTGTCAAAATCATCATCTCCCTATAGTGTGTATAAAGCGTATAACATCACTATAGCATACAAATAAAAAACCAGTCAACAATAATTTGTGACTGGCTTGTTAAACTTATTTATCTTCGGTTTTAAGGTACCAGTGACGCTTCCACGCTAGTTCTAACGCACGGTTTGACAAACCTTGTAGGTCTTCGTCTGTTGCGCCTTCTACCACTCGTAGGAAGTAACGAATTAGATCGTAGTCGGAGCCTGTGAATGTTTTCTTGTCTGTTAAATGAGCAATCGCTAAATCGACCATTACGTCACGTTCACAAGGTTTAGAGCAGTCCGACTTGTCATCGCACGTACATGGAACTACTGCTTCCTCAGGACATGGTACAGGCTCTACTGCCGCTTCTTCTGCGCTATACTCTTCCTCGTATACCTCGTAACGATTATATTCGTATTTATCCTCACCTACTTGGATTGCGATATAATCCGACTTAACGTAAAGAGAAGCGTAAGTGTTTCCTTTTTTAAGAGGAATTAAGAATTTAACCTTTCCTCCGTATCCTGATGCGTCTAAGTGTGCGAACGCATCACGTAACGATTCTTTATGGTAGTCGATCATACCCTCATGAGCAAGGTCTAAAGAGTCAACAAACTGGTCAAGGAACTCTTCCTCTGTCTTCGGCTTGTCCGCTTTCTTGTCTACCTTTTGCAATACTTCCTCTGCTTTTCGTTGACTTTCTGCTAATTTTTCCATAGCAGCCTGTGCATCTTTAAGCAACTTGAACATGTTAATACCGTCTTTCGGATGTTGCGGAGCGATTACAGCAAGAATAGCATCCACGTATTCATTTACAGGATTTCCTGCAAATAGCGTATCCAAGTTAGGGATACCTTCCATTGCTTCATCCTGCTTGATATCCTCAATTTCATGGATAGCTTTAAGTGACTCGTCCAAAAGCTCTTTCGCTCCTGCAATACCATTATAAACTTCGGGAGCGTCTACATCGATGTTCCCTGTGTGAATGCCTTTTTCTAGGTGAGCAAGGAAATCTAGTGCTTGACCTAACGGCTTTGTTACATTTTTAAAAGCTTGCGTTTTCTTCTTTACCATAAGTAATTCCTCCTAATTTCATTTACAGTTGGTCTGCAAATGAACTAAACGCACCTCGGTAGTTGTGTGTCAGGTTAGCAAATTCAATGTTAGGGTAAATCCCTGATTGTTTACCTTGCTTGAAGTGATGAATATACTCAGCGAATCCTGACGTACCTTTAGCGATGTCGATTTGTCCATTGTGACCTGTGATCGCTATATAGCAGCTATCATCAATACGGGTTAAAACTTTTTTAAGCTCATCTTTCGTAGCGTTTTGCGCTTCGTCAATGATAATACCTACGTTAGAGAATGTGCGTCCACGCATAAATGTGTGTGGTGCTATCTTATAGTCATAGTTGACAAACTCGTTTGTCATCATTTCGTAGTTTAAATGCTGTGTGTTTACATCTGCACTTTGCAGCGCTTGCATAAACGGTACCGCATATTCTTTGATTTTATCTGAAACCTCACCAGGTAGGAAACCTAAAGATTTCTCCTGAACTGGAAATACTACGTAATACAATCTGTCAATAAGACCTTTCTTTAGTAAAGCGTTCATAGCTTGCGTTGTAACTGTTGTCTTCCCTGAACCTGCTACAGAGTCTACGAAGATTCGTTGGTTTTTATAAAGCTTTGCAACCATATCTTGCTGCTCTCTGTCTAAACTGTTAATTAGTGGAAACTCGTGTTTGTTCAGCTTGTCCAATGATAAACGTTCTGTACCTGCCATATGTATGCTCCTTTACTGTAGGTATTAGTAACCTCACACTCATTATACCACAGATCACACCGTCCTCTCGGTCACTAGCCCTCGACTGTATCTTTTTTATGTTAAATGCTAGATTACCCCTAGTATAATCGCTCCTTTACGATATGTCAACAATATTTTAAAAAGAAAAAAGACCCCCGTAAGGAGGTCTCTATATCTTAGTCGAGATATACGCTATGATATCATCGAACTGGGTATGGGGTTGGAACGTGAATAAAAATTCAGTACCTGGCGTACCCATTACCACTTTTGGTGTAGCTGTGACAGGGCATCCCCAGTCCTCTTGTCTACCAATGTGGCGTGCCACTTTAATAAACTCATTTGTTTCATCCTCAGCATTACGCATTAACTCAGCAGGAATAAAGATTTCGTGTTCCGTTGTCATTCGCCCTACAGTCTTACGTTCCTTAAACATAAAGAACGTGTTCATTAAACTAGCGGTTAATGTTATGCGATTCTCACTCATTATTCCGCTTCCTCTGTTTTAGGGAATGTTTTCTCGTGCCATTCTGCATAGTTAGACTTCTTAATGAATCCGAAGATATATGTAATAGCTGAGTCTTCAAGTCCGCTAGTGACAGGAGATACGCCTGTAGAAGGAATACCTGTACCATCGTCAATGATAATAACTGCGTCTTCACCTAAGTTAATTACGTTACCTTTTGCTGCATAGTCCGCAAATCGTTTCGATAACTCTTGCATATCCAGGTTAGTATTCATACATTTAGCAAAGATTAACTTATGTAAATACGGGTCTTCTTCGAAGTTACTTTGCACTTGTAAAAGGTGCGGACGATCGTTAACTTCGTCAGGAGATTTAGCGATAAGGAATTTATATTCCTCGTAGCGCTTTTGGAACAAGTCTGTAAGCAACTCAATAACTGCGTCATAATCTTCGTCAGTTGGTACTACTGTAAGTAAATCAGTTAATGTTAATTCATTTACTGGGTTGCTTGGTGGCGCTAGTAACCCCTTTGTCCACTTCAATTGTGTTGTACCGTCTACCGCTAACTCGTCATGCTTCTTCTCGTTTGTCATCTCGATCTCATCCTTTCTAATGGTATGCTTTACTTCCGATAGTACTTCTTCGACTATCTCTTTTAGCGAATGTATTGCTCGTCTGCCTTCTCGATGCTCATTTACCGACCGTACATACCCTAGAATGAGTATTGCGGAATAAAGAGCTACAAAGACAAGAATCAACACAATTAACATTATATCATACTCTATAACGCTTGTCACTAGCTACACCCTTTTCTTTTGTCTTTTCCTGCTCTTCTAATTCTTTTGCCTTCTTAAGCAACCTTCGCATAAGCTCATCCACACCGTCTTTAGATAGTCTGTATTTACCTGGACGCATAGCTGCACCTCCTATTACCATTATATCACAGACAATAAAAAAAGAGCAGCCGAAGCTACTCACGTTACAGGGGCACCAGTTCCATCTACCCATCCATTGTTAGCCGCATTACGGTACAATGGTTTATTCAGTGTTGTGTCGAAGAAGTACTGCCCAATTGCAGTCCCTGTAGAAGGTCTTTGTGCAGTTGTCCCTGAAGTAAATACGTTTAACGTTAAGTTACCGTTTCCGTCAGGTGCTACACCATTGACTTTCTTTACGAATCCCGCAACACTAGGGATAGCGATTGTAACGTTCCCGTTTACGTCAGGATTAGTACCGTTAACTTGTTTAACCATACCTGTAACATTAGGGATAGCGATTGTAACGTTACCATTTCCATCGGGTGCAGTGTTGTTAACTTTTTTAACAAGACCAGTTAACGTTACGTTTCCGTTTGGGTCGGGATTAGTACTGTTAACCTGCTTAACCATTCCTTGGATATCAGCTTTCGTTGCGAAATCTCCGCTACCTTCTGATCCTTCTTCTAACTTTTGTACTGCTAAATCAAGTTCCCCAATCTTCTCAAGAATGTCAGGGTTGTTGTTGTACATGGTGTTACGTGCCATAGGGTTATTTGACATTGGTTTCATCCTTTCTACAAAGTTATCATCTCTAATATAAAAGAAAACCGACCCTATTTAGAGTCGGCTTCTAAAGAATTACTGGAATGTTCCCCAGTAAGAGATACGTTTACCGTCACGAGTTTCACCAGTTGCAGCGTATGTACCGTCTACCCCTTTGATCCAAACGTAACCGTCTTTCTCCATTCCGAACGAAGTGTACGTGAATGGACTACCGCTGTTCAGAGTACGAAGGTGTTCAGCATTTACACTTGGCTCTCTTCGAACTTTGATTGAAGTGTTAGCTGTGAATACACCGTTCTGTGGAGTGAACCAACTAGAATCGTATCCACCTCCACCAGTGCTTCCGCCTGTAGAACCTCCACCTGTGTTTCCACCTGTAGAACCTGTGCGTTGACCAGTGATAGCATAGCAGATAGAGTCTGCAATTTTGTCTACGTTCCATTTAGCCATGTCGCCTTCGTTATCGATGAATCCTAGTTCGATTAAGATAGCAGGCGCTTTAGTAGTGTTTAGTACGTAAAGGTCAGTACGTGGTTTAGCTCCACGGTTAGACCAACCGATGTCATCTGCAAGTTGTTTAGAAACTTTAGCAGCTAAAGCTTGTTGGTCGTAGTAGCAAACCTCTACTCCATTAGCAGAACCGTTGTATGCATTTAAGTGTAACGAAATATCTAAATCTACGCTATGTGCGTTACATTTAGCTACGATGTTACGTAAGTTAGCGCTTTGTGTAGAACCTGTTTCGTCTGTGCAGTCATAAACTGTGTGACCAAGGCTACGAAGCTTGCTAATTAAAGCATCTTTAACTTGACGATCCATAACGTGCTCTTTACGACTTCCGTAGTTAGCACCCTGTACGATACTATTGTGACCACCGTGTACGTTATATGTTGACATTTAACTTCCACTCCTTCATTTAGTAATTAATACCCGTCTTTAATATAACGGTTGAACCCAAAAACTTAGTATTTACGAGTAAATATATCTGTTGACTGCGGAGCCATGATGTCTACAGTCGTGTAACCAAAGGCGTTTTCTTGCTCTTTTGTTATGTAAGGCTCTAACACATGATCCATGCCTACCATAGAATATACAGACGATTGAGCGTAGTGGTCATCTCCACGGTCTGTAATAATTTGGTATACTTCGCCTGTCTTTTCGTCCTCTTCGTCTCGAATAATAACGTTAATCCAGTGCTGCAAGTAGAGCTCTAAATCCTGGTCGATTGCGTTATAGAATCCTAAGCGTTTCATCTTCATGTCTGAGATGTGCTTTTTGTTCTGTGTTAACTTATCGACTGTAACCTTTGACTGACCTTCTGACCATGAAGGTTGAATCTGTCCATTAGAACGAGGGTTCGGGTTAACTTTAACTCCATAAACTCGACCTACTCCGAAGAACTGGATAAGCTTGTCCACGTAGTTTCCGCTGTCTCCGATGTCGGCACAGATAATATCGGGACTGTAAGGGATTAATTGGTTAATGATACTCTCTAAATCCGCTTCGATATTCGCTACCCCTCTAGCACGCTCTACTGAGAATACACGGATAATATCGATCATACCATTGTCTCTGAATCCACGGACTGTAACCCAGTGTCGGTTACCCCAGTCGATACCTACAGAGATGAATCTATAGTCTCCTCTGTCCATTAATGGCTTCTCTAAGTAACTACGTCTATTGTCCATAACGTCAGGTCTCTGAACCGCTAACGCAACGTCCTGGAAGGGATATCCTAGAACGTAGTTATAGAAATGCTGCTTCGATTTAGCTTCTAACTCTTTACGTTTCAGCTTATCGGCAGTGAACCATACCGCATTCATTTGGGTAATTAGATAGCCACGAGTACCTTGGTTATTTAAAGTACGATCGGGATAAGCAGCTACCCATTCTCCATTATACCATCTATCGAGGGTCTTCCTGCACTTTTGGCAAACAAATCGGAATGTTCCGTCTTTTACAGTCTTAGCTAGGACATCGACACCCGTTTCGTCCATACACTCGATATTTTTTTCGTAATCCATTTGCTGTCTGTGTCCACAGTGGTCACATCTATGCATGTACACACATTGGTCAGATTGGTCATACAGTGCATGGATTCCGTAGTTCGGTACCGTAGGTGTTGACCATCTACGAAGTACACCGAATTGTGAAGATGACATAGACTCCATTGCCGAGATTTCCGCACTAGCATTTACACGGTCATACTCATCCAGTGAAAGGTAATCGATATCGACACCCTCTACCGCAGCGCCCTTACTAGAAGAACGGAACAGCATGAAGCTATTTCTAATTTTCTTTTTCTCCAACGAGTCAAACTTAGGGTCAGAGATTGTAGCGTAATAACCTTGCTCTAATAGGGGGTTAATACGAGTGGAAACGAAATCTTTCATTTGTCGGTTGGTCGGGAATGTGTATAAGCACTTCACGCCTGCATAACTATATAAGTCTGCAAACCATAGCATTTCTCCTACCCCAACCTCGGATAGCCCCAACTGACGGGACTTGATAACTGCTTTGTTTGGGTGTGTATCGTTAATCATTTGTATCTGCCAAGGACGGTGCGCCTGGGCTTTGTTAGATTCGTGTCCGCTAACGTGGAAGGTAATTGGATGACCTTTAACTCTGTGATGTTTCAGCAGGTAAGACGAGGTGTTTAACATCGTCAGTACGTATGATAGTTCGTCTTTTGTTAAATCTGTTCGACCGAATGTTTGCTTGGCAACATTGGCGATCATTCTTCCATCGATGTTGTTGTTCATTAGAATGTTCCCTCATTTTCTTTGTTCTGTGCAATATCCATATCTCGTATTAAGTCTGCAACCTCTTCCGCTGACATGTCCATAACACTTACTCTGCCTTCTTCGTCTGTTGTCATCTTACCGTCACGAATCTTCTCTTCCATTACCTGATCCTGGCGCATGTTGATTTCAGGCAGCATTCCTGATGCACCTTGACCGTCCATAACATCTGCGATACCATTCATCTCTTTGTATAGTCCAACTACACGATGTAGGTCTGCAATGTTATCGATTGGAATTTCACCTGCATCCATACGCTGCATGAATTTAAATACACCCTTGGTTAAAGCAGAGTTTAAAACATCTCGAAGCTCTTTCTCACTGTCGAAAGCCTGCTTCTTCTTGTTGATACCGTTACGAATGTTATCAGCCATTGACATCTTCAATCAGCTCCCCTTTCTGCCTTAGTGTTCTGTAGCACGATGTAATGTCTCTACAAGCGTCCATAATAAACCATTCGTTTAAATGATAGCGGGTATGAGCCTGTATAATTATGTACTTATTCTCATTAATAATTAAAGAGGATAGAGGGCGACCACACACCACACATACCCTGGGAGTATGCACCCTCTTGTCTCCTTTATTAAATGAGTGACTTTTTTCGGCTAGACTCATGAGTTTCCGCCTTTTATGTACGATTTCTTTTTTTGTCACCATTTTAATTCACCTATTCTTCTTCGTCTTCCTCACCAAAGATTGGGTTAGTTTCTAAGTATTCGTTGTAAGCCACTAACTTTTCCTCTAAGTACTTGTCCCCATCGAACTCCTCATTGTCCACTGCATCTACGTACAGATACGGAAGTTCCAGGATAATTTCACCCACAATACGATCTGCGGACTCCACAGTAAAGCATAGATTGTATTTGATGAACTGTTTCGTTACATATGATTCGTACTTCTCGTGCAAGTGCTTAATAATTTCTGCTTCTTTCAGTTTCATTTCAGATACTAGACCTGCGTAGTCACATGCCATATTTACTGTAGTTAGCGTAATAATCTGCTCTAAATCACCAATCATTTTGTTAATGTAAGACGGGAGGGGTAATAGCTTTCCATCCTTCTCAATCAATACCGTTAGTAATTTAGCTTCCTCTACGATCATAGGTGTTAGTTCACTCACCGCAAAATCCTGGGCAATTTCTCTGTAGTCGTCTAGTTCTCTTTCTGATAATCCAAACATTTGAAGCACCTACCTTCCTGTTATCTGTGGTCTCTATGCTTTGTGCTGTAGCGAAGCATGGCTGTATTCATTAAGTCCTGCCGCTCCTGTTGGGCACGCATAGCGCCTTTTCGTATAATATAATCATACGAGCTGACTACAGCAAAAGCTAAAACCGCTCCACATACAATATAAGATATAGTTGTGTGTTCAATCGGAACGATGTTCGCTGATACAAAGTCTGTAATCAAGATGGCTAACGCTTCTGCTAGGAGAATGAGAATAACCTTCATGTGCATCTGCTTGTTATACTTCAACATTGACATAACCTCCACTTGAGAAAAATTTTTATACCTCTAATATAGAAGATATTGCAAAAAACACTCTATAAAGTTCTATATTAGTAGGGATAAATAAGACAAAGAGGGTAGAAAACAATGATTTATCTGATTGCGTCCATCATTTTAACCCTTGTCTTCTATGCCATTGTTACTTATATGTCGTATATAACAGCGTCTATCCTACACCAGGGATTGTTATTCAGGCTAGTGTTCCCAACACTTAAAGCTCTCTCATTCATCATACTAGTGTATATCTCTATTATATCAGATATCATCCTCTTCCGAAGTGGGATGTACCAAACCATCACGATCAAGAACGGTTTACTACTTGTGCTAGTTACGACTGCCCTAACGAGTAATAGAGAACGAAAGGAGATTGGCGATGAACGGAGTAGGGAGTAAGCAGCAACATAATTTAAAGGCAGAATTTCGTGACCTAGTGAGCAATATGATTAGCAGCAATAGGACAAGCCACCACACGTATACGATACATAGATTATTGTCATTAGGTCTTCTGATCGACTTTGCATTTCAGTACCTCGAATCAGATCAGAAAGATTGGGTTCGAATCGAATTAGACTTAAAACAAGACGGAAAGGTGCGGTTTACCGTAAATACCGAATCGCAGTACGGGCAGATAGAAGACGAGGAGAGCAGAGCAGTACTGTTACAATTTTTGAATCATTTCGATGTGGGTTATGAAAAGGTACAAAAACGGAAAGGTTTTATATGGTAAATAGCAGAAAGGTGGGGTTTCAGTGAATAGCAACCAAAACCAACAAGCACTATTGAAGTTACAAGAAATTGAGTCCACACTCCAAGAGCGTGAAAACAGCGCTGCTGAACTGAAGAAGGTTGTCGATGAGCTTAAAGGTATCGTACAAGATATCGATAAGAAAATGGCAATCAGTGAAGAGAAACAGTCCCACCTCTTTTACAGAATCGAGCATCTAGAGCAGGAACTAGAAGACCTAGAAGCGAAGGATGAAAAAGGGGATGACAGACAACGCAAGCTTGTTGAAAACGCATTAATGGTTGTTCTTGGAGGACTTATCAGTTATATCTTTAGCCTGGCAAGCAAGCACTAAGAGAGGATGATTTAAATGGCTAGAAAGTTGAAGTCAGTAGAGGTCACAACAATTTTAAATGAAAAAGCATATGTACCATTGGAAATCTTTAATACGTTCGGTGTACCTGATGCTCCTGACTCAATTGTAGGGAACTACATTAAGGGTAGCGGAGCACCAATGATGAAAGTAAATGCAGCAGCGGACTTCTCAGGGGTATGGTATTTTATCAACCCGCAAATGATCGTGAAAATGGTACCAACATATTAAAAGACCAGGGCGCTTTGCCTTGGTCTCTTTTTTATGCATCTTCTCTTTTGTATCTGCGATCGTTAATATCTCTCATTTCCTCAGGTGTTAAGTCTTCGAATAACTCTCTGTAACCTACGCCCAGGATATCCTCTAGCGCTGTTAAGTTACCACGTCTCGGGTACTTCTGACCATTCTCCCAGTTACATACTGATGACTCGTCTACGCCTAATCGTTCTGCTAATGTGTAAATCGTAAATCCTTTATCCATACGGTACTTCTTCATTCGTTTCGGTGTTGCTGTGCTTTTAGCTGCTTTCTTATTTGTCATTGTAAACATCTCCCTTAGTTTTGTTTTGTCACATTTTCACAACTTACTTTTATATTCAATCTGAACGATTAGTTGTCGTTTGTTTATCTTGACCTCATCTTATCAGTTTGTTGTTTAATTGTCAACAACAACTTTAACTTTTTTTGTCCTATTTTATACAGTCCCCTAATCCTGACCTATTATCCCTAAGCATACAAACTTTTTGACCTATTTAAAACCCTTGATACACGTAGGTTTACAATCCTTATTACTTTATATCCTGACATATTTAGTTTTTATTGCTTCTGTATTTATATATTAATTACTTATATAACTTATTATTAATGATTACAAATAAAATAGGTAACAGATATAATTTAAATAGGTCAAAAATAAGTGAAACATGTACCATTAAAGTTTATTCTGATCCCTTAAACTACTCAAGTTATCCATCCTGACTGTTCCCGTAAACCCTGTTATATCAGTACTTGAAGAGAATATAGTTCTATCCTGACATCCTGCAAGGTTTGTTATTTGTTTAAATTTAAATAGGACAAAAAAGGGGAATTTATGTACCATTATGTTTATAACTGTTCTGTATATAATTATTAAATACTTATATAACTTATTATAAATACTTATAAAGAATATATAATAGTTAGATGTCCGAAAATGGAAATGAATTACCAGTAAGAAAAAAGTTAAAATAATTTGTGTATACATGTTTAGAATCGTACAGAGTGTGATATACTATAACTAGGCTTTGATACAACAGTAAGCACACACCAGTATCAATATTAGGAGAAAAAGGATAGCGACCCTATGGAAACGGTGATCCTATACACTTCCTTCTATAAACTTAATACGCAATCTGCAAGCTGTGGCTCCCCTCCCGTGAAAACCTTGCAGGTTGCGTTCTTAATTATCTCAGGGGAACTAACATGAAGGTGTACCGAAGTGGCTCAACGGGCTAGGTTGCAACCCTAGTATTCGCAGGTTCGAATCCTGTCATCTTCTTATATCAACTATTATGTGCCTGTAGCTCAGTCGGTAGAGCTCTAGATTGTTAATCTATAGGTCGTAGGTTCGAGTCCTACCAGGCACGCCAAATATGAAGAGTTGTCAGAGTGGTTTATCGTTCCTGTTTGCTAAACAGGTGTACGTCCTTAACGTACCACAGGTTCAAATCCTGTACTCTCCGCCAAATTATATGTGCAGCTCAGGAAGAAACTGGTTTATGCCTGCTAATCGTACAGTCAGAGGTAATCTGTGTCCGCTGAGAAGACGGTGTGTAGGGTATACTGGTGAGGAGATCGTGGTGAGAGCCCCTACAGCAGAATAGGATAGACTCATTACACAGAAGGACGGTTCGATTCCAGTCCGTGTGCGCCAAATGGGGCATTGGTATATCGGTATTATTCTTGGCTTCCAACCAAGCGAGGTCGGTTCGATTCCGACATGTCCCTCCAAATTGCCTTCTTAGCTCAGTTGGTAGAGCGATTGACTTGTAATCAATAGGTCGTGGGTTCGAATCCTACAGTCGGCACCATATCATGGGGTATTAGTTTAGTGGTAAAATACTGCACTGTCTATGCAGAGTCAGGGGTTCGACTCCCCTATACCTCGTACAGATGTAAAACGTTTCTTCCTTGTAAGTAAACTCCAAGGGTAATGCCTTGTGTAGTCAATGCTTGTGAGAAGTTTTGTTGTAGGGTGTCTGCCCAAAAAAACGAACCCTCCTTATCGTGTCCCGTTGGTGAAATTGGCTAACACACTCGGCTTTCTACCGAGCATTCGCAGGTTCGAATCCTGTACGGGGTATAAATCCGTTACCCATCTATGACGGTATATAAATTTTAGATTGTTGTGACAGGCAACATAAAAACCTGTCCCTTTTTATCCCCTTAGCCAAGTTGGATCAAGGCAACGGGCTTCTATCCCGTTTATCGTGGGTTCGAGTCCTACAGGGGATGTAAACTTAGTCGGGAAGAGTGTCAGGTTAGCACACTTCACCGTAGGTGTTGTAGGTAGGGTTCAAATCCCGTTGTCGGCTAAGTTAAAAATAAATTCAAAATATTTTAAAAATAGGGTTGTACAAAGTTACAGACTGTGATACAATCTCTATACAAACAATTTTTCGGAGTGGACAAACTGGTAAAGTCGTCAGGCTTTGACCCTGAAGTGTGGAGGTTCGACCCCTTCCTCCGAAGTAAATACGAAGTTCCGTACTTCGTAAACTAAGTCCAATAGCCTACCAGTCAGACAATCAGATGTATTGGGCTTAGTTTACGGGGTGTGGCGTAACGGTTAACGCAGGTGACTGTGGATCACCGAATGAGGGTTCGATTCCCTTCATCCTGATAAATTAATACGTTCCTCCTACAAGGATGCGTCCTGGGTAGGTTAAAACTTTGGATATCTAAGTATACGGGTTCAAGATATCCCCATCATGTGGGTGTAGCTCAGTTGGTAGAGCGCTGCGTTTGGGACGCAGAGGTCGTAGGTTCAAGCCCTGTCACCCGCATTTACTCCGTTTAGGGACGGAGGATACTTCTATCGGAGTGGGAGTATCAACTTTTGTTTAAGTTTAGGTTTTTCACATATCTCATTTGGACTCTTCATATGAGTCCGCTCCTGGACGGATAGCTCAGTTGGTAGAGCAGAGGGCTGAAAATCCTCGTGTCGTAGGTTCGATTCCTACTCTGTCCACTTTATATCCTGGTTGATCTGAAGGTGCGAATCTTAGGGTCAACCTTCTAAACTTTTTGATTTCATATTTCTTTCTCCTTTTAAGATTTTTTGCCCCTTCCTCACGGAAAAAGGGAGGGGATTTTTTGGGCGAGTATGCAAATTGGTGAAGCAAGCAGACTGTAAATCTGTGACGTAAGAGACGTTGGGGGTTCGAATCCCTCCTTTCCCACCATGCTAGGGTAGCTCAGTCAGGTAGAGCAGAGTCTTGATAAGGCTTTGGTCGTAGGTTCGAATCCTACCCCTAGTACCAATTAAATTATGGCGGAGTGTTGGAATTGGTAGACATAACGGACTTAAAATCCGTTGCTCGTTAGAGCGTGGTGGGTTCGAGTCCCCCCTCCGCTACCATAATATGCCGAAGTAATCCAGTGGCAGAGATAGCGGTTTTAGAAACCGTACAGCGTGGGTTCGAATCCCACCTTCGGTATCATAATGTAGGCAGCGATTCACGATCGTCTATTGGGGTCGTTCCCCACTGCCTGCTCCATATGGGGGAGAGAAGCTTAAAGGCGAGAGGTAAGTCAGTGGTCTCCAAAACCACCGCTAAGGGGTTCGATTCCCTCCTCCCCTGCCAATACAGGAGCATAGCTCAGTGGTAGTAGCGGGTGTCTCATACGCACCAGGTCGAAGGTTCGAATCCTTCTGTTCCTATTGTTTCACATCTAAGAATTTCATAGTATACACTAAAAGTCCTTTGTGCCGAAGGGCTTTTTTACATCTGAAAGGTGGAGTTGTATGTTACAAGTTAAATCGTTTAGTGGAGCAACACATGCAGAACAGATTCAAAATGCAATCAATGCAGCAAGTGTTAGTAAAACGGATAAGACTGTACAGCTAGAAGAGTTCAAAGACTATTCAATCACCGCACCAATTGTTGTTAAAAAAGATGTAGAATTATTATTCGGTTATGGAACCAAATTTGTTATAGATGCTAACGTTCGTGTTTTAGAGTTAGAATTGAATGCATCGATTACAAACCCCTATGTTGCAATACAAGACCCGACATTCGATTCTGCTGTCTTTTACCTGGATGGTAAGTATAAGTATTATAATACGTGGAATAGATCAGCTATTAAGAACGGTGCCATTGTTAACTGGGCAGGTTCATACAAAGGCGTAGGTATCTCGTGTTTCGCAGGCGGAGCAGGTCACGAGATTTCATTCGTAAACTTCTTTGATGTTAAAATAAGCGGACTACGAAGAGGAATAGAACTAAAAGCATCTAAACCTGCTACAGGCATGGCTTGGGTAAATGCTAACCGCTTCAATGACATTTCTATCGATGACTGCGTTGAAATGATTGTTATTGACTCAGCCGAGACAGTTCCGAACGAATGCAGCGGTAACATGTTCACTGGCTTACAACTTCAACCATCGGCTATGACACAATTAGTCCTACAAGTTAATGGGCAACAAAACCGATTCGAAGGTATGCTGTGGGATACGCACTTAATCACAAACCCTGGTGCGATCGTCAAGCTTACAACTACAAGTTCGTACAACAAAGTAGACTTCAACGGAACAATCCCAAGCGGTAAAGTGTCAAATGCCAATGCAACGAATAAAGTAATGTAAGAGTCCCTAGAGGACTCTTTTTTCGTTATGTCCTCTAACAGACCCCTTATACGCTGTCTATGATATAATTAAAGTACACATTCTAAAGTTTAGACTATGTAGTCTTATATTATATCTAAGGGCGTGACCTATTTTGAGTTCATTCAGAGAAGATTCTAAATGGCAAACAGCAAAGAAATTACTAAATCAGAACTATACGTGGCTCGAAGTCATTAGCTATTACAAGGCTATCGGTGGTCAGAATGTGCTAGTTTACTCTGTTATTGATGGGGAGAAGCGGCTTATTGTAGACCTCACCGAAGATAACCAAGTGTTATTAGTTAATAGACATGGAGAATCGGTGACAGATACTTATGAGAACGTGCTGAACAGTCGGAAGGTATTCGAGTATGCTGATCGGGACTCCATTGAATGCAAAACGTAGAGTGCTAATAAACAGAGGTGACATTGGATGGGAGCATTTGACTGGTTCAATCGAAAGATGAACGCAGACCCAGTAGGTACGATTCAAGAACATGACACGATATCTACTAGGATTCAAGAAATTGAGCAAGCAGCAGTGCTAATGAAGAGTAACAATGTTAACCAGGGAAAAGCAAAGGCGTACGAAGAACCGTTGTTAGGTAGTATGTCAATGAACCCTGATTATAAAGAAGCTCCTTCAGCAAGAGGTAATTACAACTTACTTGAGACACTGAAGCTATGGTCGAGAAAGAATATTATCCTTAATGCAATTATTAATACTCGTGTAAACCAGGTGTCTCTATTCTGTACACCTGCTCGACAAAGTGATAGAGGGATTGGGTATGAGGTTCGTTTAAAGAATCCCCAAGAAAAACCTTCTTCACATGATCTAGCAAAGATAGAACGAATAGAGAGTTTCTTGCAGCACACAGGTAAAGATGAAAAAGACTTTACAAAAGATAACTTACGTACATTCGTTAAGAAGCTTGTTCGTGACCGATTGGTATATGACAAGATTAACTTCGAGCTGATCTATAATAACAAAGGCGAATTGAACCGATTTACAGCGGTTGACGCAGCTACAATTTATGTGGCAGTAGATGAGAACGGTCATGAGCCAAAAGGTAAGGACGTTACTAAATTTGTTCAAATCCTGGACAAGCGAAAGGTAGCAGAGTTCAAGGCTAAAGAAATGGCATGGGAAGTACATAACCCTAGAACAGATATTACTGTAGGTCGTTATGGTTACTCTGAGCTAGAAATCGCTATGAACCATTTACAGTACCATGAAAATACAGAGCTATTTAACGCTCGTTATTTTGCTCAAGGTGGTACGACACGAGGGCTATTACATATTAAAACAGGGCAAGAGCAATCTACGCAAGCGCTACAATCATTCAGAAGAGAATGGACTGCTATGTTTAGCGGTATCAACGGTGCCTGGAAGATTCCTGTAGTATCTGCGGAAGATGTTAAGTTCGTAAATATGACACAATCGTCTCGTGATATGGAGTTCGAAAAATGGTTGAACTACCTAATCAACGTATGTTGCTCTATTTATGCTATTGACCCATCGGAGATTAACTTCCCGAACCGTGGTGGAGCTACAGGTAGTAGCGGTAACTCTCTAAACGAAGGTAGCACAAAAGAGAAGCATCGTAGCTCGAAGGATAAAGGGTTAGAGCCTTTACTAAAATTCATCGAGGATGCTATTAACAAGTACATCGTTTCTCAATTCGGAGACAAGTACATTTTCAGCTTCGTAGGTGGAGACGTACAAACTGAGCGTGAGATCATAGAAATCCTGGAAGCAAAAGCGATGATTGGTCTTACAATCAATGATATCCGTAATGAGTTAGGCTATCCTCCTATCGAAGGTGGAGACGTAACACTTGCAGGTGTTCACGTACAACGTCTAGGTCAGTTATTACAAAAAGAGATGATGGAAAAGCAAATGGC